TCACTCCCTTTCTGTCGACGGGCAAAGAACTTTCGGGTTTGACACTTTCACCCAATCTGCGTACTGTTTAGTAAACAGATCGGGATCTTGCGTCAGTGAAAAAGCTCGGCGGTTCGGAAGCGGTCTTTGAGTCTCAAGGTCCCCAGAGCGAACAAACTCTCTGAGAACCCGTACACTCTTAGTTCGGTTCCAAAACTTGACTAACTCGACCTTCGATATATCTATCGTAGGGGTTTTATCCTTCTTCTCTTCAAAGAACGAATTCTTTTTGAGAATAGGGGCAACCTGTCGAGTACAGTCAGCGATTGCAAAAGGATTCCTTCCATAGTAGAAGGTTCTTGTTCCAATCTTTATCTTCTGAGCTTCGGCCTTTCCTTGTAGGTCATAGAGGTAGATCAAGCGATGTAATCGCGTGTTCCACTTTTCTTTCCGTAAAGGATTAAAGGTATTTCCGAAACCCCCATGGCTCATAGGCACATCGAGTGATCTTGATGTGTTCCCCAGTGACTCTCTGTTGTTATCGATGAAGGTCTTAATCCTAAGATTTTTGTCGAAAACTTGAAGGTCACTGAAGCATTTGCCAAGGGGCTTACCACGCCTAAAACGAAGACCGCTCCTCCCGGCAGGGAGGAGCCTCCCGTCAAGGAAGATCTGCGAATTGATCGTTGCGAAACAATCTGAAACGAAGTTCTTCCCGAGGGACGGTCTAAGTCCGAGGTCAGTGGCTCTCTGTTTCCAACCTTGAACCCTCTCACGAGGGATCTTGGCCAAAACATCATCGCCGTTTATCAAGAACGAGTCCGTGAAGGGCTTGATCGAGAGATAGTTGATGATACAGAGAAGAGGAAACGAGAGAAGTGAGCCCATTAGTTGACCATTCCGTTGCATGACAGGGTCTAACCCTGTCCACGCCGGATAGTTTACTTCATGGATTCCATTCTCCCACCTAGCCCAAGAAGACAAGATAGGATCTCCAATCTCATCTAGGATGATATCGAGGACGCGTTGCGATACCGGTTGACTAATGAAGTCTGTTGCAGACTCGTAATCACCGGAAAGCCATGCACCCTCAAATCCCACGATGGAATCGACACAGGTCTGAATATCCTTACCATGAGTCAGTGCGAATTCGGGGTAACACCCCAAAGTTTTCCACAAAGCTTCCTGGAAAGGTTTTAGGACCTGGAGGTCTGAAAATCCTTTTGTAATCACACGAACTTTAAGCGGCTCAGGAATAGCATGTGCCATTACCCTGTTCACTTTTTCAGTCGGCGTTTTGTTGAAGACCAAGGTCTTCCGATAGTGATCCCAGTTGCGATCATCCTCAGGGTCCTCTGTTCTGACTACCAAACTTTGTGGTTTACCACTCAGTCTAGGGTCATACTTAGGGATCCAGAAGTTGTAAAGCTCCTGTTCAAACTCGTCGGAGTACCACATTGCAGTGAGACTCATCTTTCGATTCATCTCATTACAAAGGTCATCTACGACAACGTCGAGATCCATTTCACACTGTATGAACTCAATCTCATTGTTCAGCGGTGCATTACCACTGTTTTCCAAACCAAAGTTCCCCGGGCGAGGATTAGTTCGTGTCTTATAGACACAAAACTTATCCTTACCGAAGGATTCTACGGTTAGGTAACGGCGGCGAGCAATCGCGGCAAACGAGACGGGTCCTCCATTGGTCATGGATTGAATGTTGTGTTTAGGGTAATTCGTTGCAGACAGGATGAATGGTGAAGTGAAAACTACACCTTTGTCACTGAGGTCGGCCATAGGTAGTGGATAGGTAGAGGTCGAGACAATTCCGACTAGGTCGGTAAAGTCTGTAGACTCCTTCCCTCCAGCACCCACGTCATCTAGGATGACGATAGGCTGTCCTCTGTAACCATCCCAATGCTTCGTAGCACAGTTTCGGAAGAAAACATCTTGAGGCCAGTTATAAGATAATGCGGCGCACAGTTTCTTAGCAAGGGTATTCACATGGAGTGATTTTCCCGAGCCTGGATAACCGTGCACAGAGTACCATATAGGCTCTGTTCGCATGAACTTGTTATGCTG